GAGTTTTCAGAAATGAAGGCTCAAAAATCCCTATGGGGCGGACGTTTCCTCAAAACAGCCGACCTATTTAACTAAACACTAAATGGAGGTGAATATATGTCGGAACAAGAAATACAAGAAAAACTGACTAAGGCAGCTGCATCTGGTGCATTCGTTTCTGGTGGAATTGGTAGCGCAACCGCAACCGATCCATCTGGCAACGTAGACCCAGCTACTTCTCTTGGTAACGTTTCTGGCGGTGCATTCGGTGTAACAACCGGAGATAACGCAGTAAACCCAACAGGAAGTAACAGCGGTATTCTAAACCCAGAGCAGGCTCGTCGCTTTATCGACTACGTGTGGGATGCAACAGTTCTCGCCAAAGATGGTCGTAGAGTTACAATGAGAGCCAACACCATGGAGATCGAAAAGGTCAACGTTGGTGAGCGTGTACTTCGTGCTGCTGCACAAGCAGATGGCGCATACACGAATACTGGCGCAACATTTACCAAAGTAGAGCTTACAACCAAAAAGATTCGTCTTGATTGGGAAGTTTCTAGTGAGTCACTTGAAGATAATATTGAAGGAGCCGCTCTTGAAGATCGTCTCGTTCGCTTGATGACCAATGCATTTGGTAATGATATTGAAGATCTAGCGATTAATGGAGACGGTGCAACAGCATCATTCCTTTCAATTATGTCTGGATTCATTAAGCAAACCCGTGGCACCGTTGGTAATGCTGCTCATGAGTTGTCTGCAACAGTTTCAGATAACAACTACACAACCACAGTACTGCAAAACTTGCTATTGGCAATGCCACGCAAGTATCGTGCACTTAAGAGCAATCTTAAGCTTTATGCAGGCACTGACGCATTTGCAGGTATCGTTCGTAACAATGGTACTCTAGCAGATGCAATATCGGCAGCATTCGCTGACCGTATTGGTAGCACCCAATCCAATCGTCAAGATTTTCTTGATGGTGGAGCGCAAACACTTGGTAATTCACGTACAACTCGTGTACTAGGTGTGGATGTGCTTGAAGTTCCTTACTATCCAGATGGGTATGTAGACCTTACATTCCCTGATAACAGAGTATGGGGCTTCCAACGCGATATCACGGTAAATCGTGAATATAAGCCAAAGAAAGATACTGTAGAATATACAGTATTTGTTCGCTTTGGTATCGCATGGGAAGAGTTGGATGCAGTCGCATATGTCGATGCAGACAGCGCAGATTCCTAAAATCTAACCAATAAAAACTAGAAGAGGGCGGCTTAGAAACCGCTCTCTTTTAGCATTTCTGGTATAATGACAGTGGAGGAATAATGTTAGATTTAGAAGAATTAAAAACAAAAACGGTGTTTGAGTTAAAGTCTTATGCTAAGAAAAATAACATCGACCTTAAAGATGCAAAAACAAAAATAGATATGTTAAATGTTTTACAGGGCAAAAAGGTCGTTGTGCCAGAACCCAAAGAGTTTGTAAAAAGAATTGCTATATACTCAGATCATAATAAATACTCGATAGACAGACAAAAGGGTTCGCTGAAAGTTGGTTATAATATAGTTAGTAAGGAGGCAGCCGACTGGTGGCTTTCTCGCAAGGGAGTTAGAGAAGCAACTCCTGAAGAGATAGCAAGATACTACGGTGTAGAATAATGGAGATTTTGCGTATCCCCCCATACCCGCTTTCAATTTCCTATACGGTGACGGCGGCTAATACGTCTCACTATTTGGTAATTTCTACAAATGATAGATATGAAGAAATTGTTGATGCTGCGGTTACATCTAGTGCAAGTAAGGTTATTACATATACTCTGCCAGACTCTTTTTCTAAATATGATAACCACTACTCTTTAGAAATATACGAAAAGGTTGGTTCCGAACGTGGAGATGTTCTGGTTGAAGATAATCTTGAGATTGTTCGTCCATATGTGGACCCCAACGATTTAGGAACTACGGCTACGGAAATTGCCGAGTATACAGAAAATGAAAAATTAGCAAGACAGATAATTGACTCTTATGTGCCAGGGGGATTCTATTTTAAGGCTGAATGGATTCAGTCGGTTGGACAGGGCACAGACTATTTTTCATTATGGAAAAGAGGATACAGGGTTCTTAAGGTATATGAAAATGCTGAAATAGTTTGGGATGTTGATGATGAAGACGGACCAGCATTATCTGATGACGAATACAGCATTACAAAAGATAAAACTGGAATTGTAAAAGATCCAGTTGCAGGAGTCACAACTTGGAACAGATATGAGCGTAAGCCTGCGAGAATGGCGTTTGCCGCTTCTGACTCAATAGGATTTTTTGACACAGGAGATAGTGCAAACATTCAGACATTAAGCGGTGGAGTAAGTTTCCCAGAGGGTGTTGATTATATGTTTTACATTGAGGCGGGGTATAAAGTAGTTCCAAACGACATAAAAGATGCAACAAACATGCTTATCGATGATATTCGATGTGGCAGACTAGACTACTACAAGAGATATGTAGAATCTTACAAAACCGACCAGTTTGATGTCAAATATAACAAGAGCATAATTAGTGGTACTGGCAACATGCTGGTTGATAAAATTCTTAATAGATATGTGACAAATATTACTAATCCTGGAGTTTTATAATGGTTATCTGTGAAGATACAGATTTCATGTTCCCCATGAAGGCAGACGTCTATTATCCCATAATTAGTCAAGGCGATTATGGTCAGCCCCAAAAGGATTGGGTGTTTGATAAGACCATTGCCTGCAATGTCGGACCTATAGGCGGCCCCGCATCGGCAAGTTCTGAAAATGTAAAGGCAGAATCGTTTCTGCAGGTGCAAAATAAGCTAGAGGGCAGAACCAAGAATGATCCACGCATCTCTACACAGAAAGAAAAGAACGCAATAACAAATGTTTTAATCACAAACGTGCGACATGCTGATGATGAATTAATATATAAAGAAACGGCTGGTGTTCGTTCTGGCCATGGAACTATTTATGAGCTTGCAACTGTTGAGCCCTTTGTGGGAGCATTTAGGTCTACGGAATATTACAAAATGATTTTGCGTAGGGCTGAAAATCAGACTGTGGGTGACTGATGAGAGTTGTAACCAATACCCGTCATTTTAGAAAAACGATGAACAACGTCATAGATTATTCCTATGGCTTTCTTGATGGAGTACAAGATGGCAAGCCAATCTTCATGAAGAAACTTGGTATGGGAGTTGTTGCTGCCCTGGGCCAATATATTGATGTAAATGCCAGGGCAAATCCAAAAGCCCTTCATCATGTTTATGAATGGTATCGTTCAGGTAGTCCTGCCGCCAGACTATTTGATATAGATTTTGCTATAAGTAAAAATGTCCTGTCTTTGTTTTCTAATTTTAGACAATCAAAATCAATATCTGTAGATGCAACGACTCCATTTGTAAATAAAGCAAAAATAATGGAGCAGGGTATGACTGTAACAATCAAACCCAAAAGCGGTTCTGTTTTGGCATTTGAGTCTGGTGGACAGTCTGTGTTTACACCAAATCCAGTAACTGTTACTAATCCAGGTGGTGATGCTGTTCAGGGATCCTACGAGCGAGTATTTGATGAGTTTATGTTAAAATATTTTAAACAGTCTTTTATTCGTGCCTCTGGTTTATATGATTACATCAAGAGACCAACGGTATTTAAGAAAAACATTCGTGCTGGATCAAAAATCGGTAGAGCAAAGGGCGTAAGCACTGGATTTAGTTGGATAGCAAATGCAAGAATTGGGGTAGAATAGTACAATGACCCTTGAAATTAAAACTACTGGTTTCGCACCTAAGTATATTAATAATTATGTAAACGAACAACTTTCATTGTTTGGTCTTATTGCTACTGGTCCTACTGCTCCGAATCAGGCTGGGTTCAATCCAATGGTTCCAGCTCAATATCCAACAAGCATAGAAGATCTCTATAACGACACGGTATCTATTCAGCAAGTAGATTCACCCATATTAATAGTTTATGATCGCTTGATGAGATTTAGACCATCTCCATTTTATCGTCGCAAAAGAGAGCAGCTGATATATTTTGTATATTCGTCTGATGTTGCAAAATTAATAGATACTGTTCGAATAATTACTGATGCTCTAGATCGTGAGGATGCAGCGGCCGAAGATGTCAATGACTTTTCTGCAGCAGAGGCAACCGCAGATAACCCAGTAAACGTATATTTTCATAATATTAGGGTATATCAGGCAGACGAAAGCAGAGATGTTGCGGAGCTTGCTTCGGCCAGGACGCTGTTTGTGAACAAGATCATCATAGAATATGACTATCACATAAAAGACACAATCTCTATAAGTGGCGTAAGTCACACCAA